GACAAGACAGTTGTACCCCCACATCGCCAAACCTTTGATAATACCCATAGTTGTTAGAATTTGAGCCTTGATTTTTAAAGGCAGTAGTTAATTGTTTACACGCTATTCTTCTCAACACACCCCACACACCATCTTGCTTAACAATTTCATCTTTAACCTCGCCCACACTTCGTAAAGGCTCGTCAAGTGAGATATAAGTTACATTTTCTTTGTAAGGTTCGTATGTAGCGTCTTTAACCTCAGCTAGTCTTAACATTGGATAAAACGTAAGGTTATCAGCCGTATTCCCTTTTCTAAGCAACGCTGTAATACTACACTCACTATCAGCTTGAGGCGTAATTAGTACACCATTTCCTATATCATGCTTATATCCTCCGTCAATATTTACATATAATGAATATAATGTATTGCTATTACCGCCAACAGGACAACCACTTAATATATATGACTCTCCTTTTTTAAAGTTAAACTTACCAATAGTAAAATAAACATCAACGCTTGTTATACCATTACTATTTAAAGATACGCTCTTGTCTTCATTTACTGTACTTGTTACCTCATATATAGTTGTTCCTGTTTTATGTGTCATATCCAGTAAGTTCTTACCCACGCTCTTAATATCAAGAGTGCCGCTATCTCCTACGCTTACAATATCAATAGGACTATCAGGTGTCGGTGTTCCATCCTGTGTACTGTTACCATATACACACATAGACACAAGCGGTAAATTAGCGCTGTCATCTATAAATATATTTGAGCCACTAGCTTTCCTAACTGGCTTAATATCACCTTTATTAAATAAATTAAATATCATTTGTATTATCCTCCTAAGTAAAGCTACCATAAGTTAGCCTCCACTTGTTTCTCCTTAAGCTCTAGCTCTTTTTTGCGTATATCTAGTGCTGCTGGCTCATTCATGTATTTACCCCAGTTTTTAAGTAGGAATATACCAGCTGTAATATCTGGAGGATAATAAACCTCCTCCTCATATTCTGCCATTTCTTCCCACTCCTCTAGTTTTTTACCATCTTCATAAATGCACTTTTTTACTTTTTGGTATTTCTTAACTCGTCTGGTATGACCTAACGCTGAGGAAAACATAGTATTTTCTAAATGTTTTACCGCTGGAGCTCTTGCATTTTTTATAGTGTCCAAACCCTCCAAATTCAAATATTTATAGAGAGTTTGTTTACTAATATGTAAGTTTTTTGCTATAGCTCCAATAGTAACACCCTGACTCAGCCACTCTTTTATTTTGTCCATATTTTCTATGACAATATCCTTTTTACTCCACTGAGCCATACTATCACCCCTTACACTAATCTAGTCACATAAGCAGAGCCTATATTTATCCAACCAGCACCAGACTTAAGTTTACCCCATGTAGCTCCATTCTTAGCTTTAGTTGTGGCTACTATGGTATATACACCCTTGCCTTTAATGACACCTTTTACAGCGTACTCTGTGCCAGCTCCTGATCTGTAGTTAAGTGCTGCCACTTTAACTTTTACCTTAAAGTTAGTTTGAGTCTGTACTGTGTTTATGCTCTGTGTAGTGCTCTGTTTCTTCTTAAGTTCATAGTTAGCTACTAAGTAATTAAGAATACCCTGAGCGGTCTTATCTGCGTGCGCCTCTGATAAAATAATAGGTACATCTGTAGCACTATCCATAAAACCATTTTCAAGTAAGAGAGCTGTCATTTTTGTATTTCTGATAACATAAAAATTACCGTATGGAGTTTTATTAGCTCTGTTACCATAAAGCCCTGTCTGAGCCACTATAGCGTTATAAAGTTTCTGTGCCTCTGTCTTATCTGTTGCCTTGTAGTAATACACAACCGTACCGCCACCTTTACCGCCTTTAATACCAGCGTTATGGTGTAGGCTTATAAATATATCAGCTCCAAAGTTATTAGCCGTCTTAACTCTAGTAGCTAATGCTACGTCCTTATTACCTGTAACGTCATCTGTTCTCTGTACATCACAATCATAAATTCTAAGTAACTCCTCTAACTTGTCAGCTATACGGTCATTTAGTGCCCACTCTCTAGTCTGGTTACTATCTAAACTCTTTAAACAACGCTTACCAGCTGTTTTATAGCCGTGTCCAGCGTCAATAGCTATCTTTATCATATTCTCACTCCTTTCTGTGTGCTATTAAATAAAGCTGTTTGTCATGCTCTTGTAATATGCCCTCATGCTCTTTAAGCTCTTTTCTAATAATGTTATTATCTTCTACTAATTGCTCCATAGTTATATTTAACTTAGTTATACTTGTATTGAGGTTAATGATAGGTTTTATGAGTGCTATAATACTGACTACTAAAGGCACTCCTACTACTGCTATCGTTCCTATAATTTCATTTGTACTCATCTCAGCCACCTCCTAAGAGTTTGACTGAGATTGTTTAAATAGCTGATTAACATATACAGCCAGACCAGTAACTAAGATACCCTGAGTAATTGCTACAAATACCGCCATAAGCGTTACACCCTCTGTAGCTATTACATACAATAAACAAAGCAATACGCCAGCAACTCCTAAGATAGCTGGTATATACTTATCCTTAATTTTCTGTGTCTGCTTAATTATTAACCCTACAATGTATAAAACTGCTGCTACTACTAATAATTCTGGCTTAACGTATTCTGTAAAGTCCATATTCACAACCTCCTTTATTCGTATTTATGCCAACATTATATTTCTATAATGTTGGGTTTACAATGGCGTCACGTGACGTCACCCTAAAGACATAAAAAAAGAGGGCTCTTTAAGAGTCCTCTAATAGCTTTCTGTTTCTAGCCTATCTTTTAGCGCCTCCTCCAGCACTCTGGAAAAGTTAATATGCTCTGCCTCAGCCTTTTCATTTAGCCATGACGGTATAGTTAAGGTCTTTTTAACTTTTTTATTATCATTACGCTTACGGTATTCTGTAAAATCTACATCTACATAAGTTTCTATATCTCCAGCCTCTAACTCATACACTACTGTATCTGGCTCTGGTATATCTTTACCCATATCCTGTAGACTGATTCCCATAGCTCCTATAACGTCTCTTGCCATATAAAGAGCGTCTGCTATATCCTTACCCTCTGTATTACAGTTAAAGTCTGGTACTGTTACAAAATAGCCCTGATCATCTGGTGACAATATTATTTTATATGCCTTTCTCATAAAATTACCTCCATTAGTTTATATTTATTATATTCAAGCTGGAGGGTTTTACAACCCTCTGCGCTTGATTATTGCTTGTGCTAACCTTTCGTTTATTTCACGGTGTCTAGGTACTGGCTCTATATCTATTCCGTTTGTGTATATATCGTGGTTACTACCGTGTTTTAATAACCACCAGCCAGCTTTTTCAAACTTTTTTATTAAGTCTCTTTGTTTCATTTCTTACCTCCTTATACGTATATTATACGTGTATTATACGTATTTGTCAAGCACTTTTTTAACAAATTTTGTAAATATTTTTAAAAAAGAGAGACGCCTGTTAAGACGTCTCATTTTCTATAGCCTCATACATTTTCATAATAAGGCGCTTTTTATTTCTCTTAATAGTTCTAGTATCTTTCTCCATAGCCTCAGCTATCCACTCCATAGTCTTACGGTCTCTATAATGTAAATAGATGACGTCTATATATATGTCATCTGAGTATTGCCTTAAGATTCTAGCTAACTCCTTATCACTCACTCCATTAAAGAAGTCATACAGTCTCTTATCCATTACCTGTAAGACAGCTGAGTAGTTAAATGGCTTGTACTGTTTTCTTTTCTCCAGTTCATCCAGCACTATACTAACTACCTCTCTTATTTGCTCTGGTGTCATCTTACCACCTCCTAAGTATCTGCGCTGCTGCCATTGTTATCACGTTCACTCTCAACATTTTTACAGTATACTAATAAATGCTCTGCTATCTCTCTTAGGTCAGCTGTATCAAATGTTTGTATATCCGCTGGTGGGCTAAACCACTTAAATAATGCTGGCGAGTCTATGTGTGTAGTATGTTCTATTAAAGCTGCTGCCACATGAATAGGCGTTAATATTTCCTTATCATCTGTAAATGTAAATTGTATCTGCATTATTACTTACCTCCTAAAACTAATTCTTTTAATTTCTCCATAGGTACTATAGCCTCTTTTCCAGCCTCGCCTACTAATGGAGCTTTTATAAAATGAGCTTTAAATGTATCAAATTCTATTTTCATTCTTTGATCATAAGTAACCTCTAGTCTCTGTAATGTCACCATTTTACGTCTTTTGTTAATGCTCATTATTTGCCATAAACCCCAGTCTTTTGTTATAGTATATTCTGGTGGAGCTGTGTATAAATGTTTTATAGTTAATGGTTTCTCACATATGTATAATTCACCTTTGGTCATATACTTCCTCCTCTACTAATTTTTCAATCTTTACTAACAAAACCTCACCTAAGAATAAACCCAGCATAAATAATACTAAACCTAATAAAATAGATACCTCATCTGCTATAATGACGCTTGCTATAAGAGAACTAAGCATAGAGACTATAATAGATAACCACATTAGTGTTTTTAAAAAGCGTTTAAACGCTAGTTTTAAAATTTTAATCATTTACACCGCCCTCTCTAATTTCTTCAAAAACTTTTTTTATACCGTCATACATTGGCTTACTAACTCCACAATTACAACCTTTATATGTACAAACATTATCTTTTAAATAGCCACAACCAATACATATCTTACCTAATACCTTTGTTTCACACATATCCACAACCTTGTCCATATCATAGGCTGTCGGTTGCTCGTCAATACAACCTTGTAGAAGTTTAAGGCACTTTAAAAATTCCTCTTTACTAATAGACTCCTTAACACCTGTACTTTCTAAGTGTGTTATTATTTCATCAAATTCACCTTGTAATTTATCTGCATATATTAATCTACCCATCTATTACACCTCCTGTTCTGTTGCCACATTCCTACATACTTCTGGTAACGGCTGCCACGCTATAACACATCTGTCATAATACGTATTAAAAGTGTTACTAACATAAGGCTGACAAAAGCACTTTTCTATATAGTCAAAATCTCTAGTATATGTTCTGTTACCGTCTGTAACTATAAATCTATTATCATTTTTTTGACATTCTTCTCTTGTCGGCAGTCTGTCACTGCAATATATCCAGCCATCAGTACACAAGCTAATAAAATCTAATTGCGCTCTTTTATGTAGTTCATCCTGTATAGACTTGTTAGCTAGCTCATGTGTATATACTGGTCTACCCATTAACTCAGACATATACTTATAAACTTCTTTACGTTCCTCACCAGATGTCATACAATAGCCTGTATAAACCTCAATTATTACACGTTCTCTTAATGTCATACTTAATACCTCCTGTACTGTCTCCACGCCCACTCTTGCCATTCTTCCAATGTGTTAATACCTAACTCCTCAGCTCTTTGTTTTCTATTAGCCTCTTTTGTAGAGTTACAAGAATACCAGAGTATAATATCAAAATCACTCCACCCATAGAGTAAATAGCCGTTTTCTATTTCAGCTACACTAAAGCTCTGATCACAAGAGTCACAATAGATATAATCATCATAACCCTCCTCATAGCTCCCATGTTCAAGTACTAGCTCATAAGTATTACACATAGGACATTTAGCGGCTTTTCTTGTCATTTTTTCTAACTTACGCTGATACTTACATACCGCTCTTGCTAACTCTATAGGTACGTCACACTTATAAGCGTATTTATATGGATTGTTATAAATACTTTTAACTCTTGACATATTACACCTCCTGTATTGCTGCCTCTTTACTTATCTGCTCAAACTCTATTACCCATACATAAGGGTTAGTCTCCCAGCCATAATGTTTAAGCTGATCTCTTTTTATAGTGCTATCCCATAACTCCATAAAGTCAGACTCTAAGCCTCCCTCATTCATACAGACGTCACACTTACTAAATAGCGCACTGCATTTTTCACAAAAGTCTATCAATCCCTCTTTAACCATATCCTCTTTGGTTATATCCTGTAACCGCTCCACTCTTACATTAGTGACCCTTAAGAATATTCTGGCTGCTGCCTTTGGCATATGTATAGACGGTTTCCACTTTTCATTAGCGTCCTCACTATTTGCTATACTTGCCTTATATCCATAAAACTCCTGTAAGTGGCACTGTTCACCCTCGCCTACTCGCTTAGTGTATTTGTGCCACGTTTCTCTAACATATAGCACATCATTAACCTTATAAGGCGCTTTAAAATAAATAGCGTCTATTAATTTCTCTCCATTAGCGCCACAAAAAATATCATTATCATTATAAAAGCCAGCGTACCAGTTTTTATAATCGTTATTAAGGTGATCTACCACACCATAAAATTTATCTCTGTTATAGTATTCAGGTGTACCTTTTCCATGCTTAACCACTCGCCTAGTAACTGTCTTTCTGCCCTCTAATATGGCTTGTACCATTTCTGTATTAAATAATATAGGTTTCATATCACACCTCCACCCCTTGACCACAGTTATAACAGTAGCCTCTTTTTAATTTGCCATAAGGGTAATGCTCAAACTCTATACCACAGTTAGGACAATGTGGGTAACTATCATGATCAAAACGTATTTTTTTAGTATCGTCATCAATAATAATAAGTCCTACTGTTCTGGCGTAGTCATGCTCCAATGTAGCGCCAGCTGATTCCTCATAACCCTTTAATAAATATATGGCGTCACAGTGCATAAGTTCACATAAGCCCATATTAATATACTCTCTGTATGTAAAACCCTCATTTTTAACAGGGTTAATAACTGCGTGCCCTAAACTTGTTAAATGTTCCTCTGCTGCCCTAAACTGTTCTCTATAGTTTGGGTTGTTTGTAATAGCTCCAGCTATATATATTTTCATAGATTACCTCCTTTAAACTGCTGCCAGTTTGCTCTTAGTCCATACTTTGAATTGCTGATACAAATAACTCATTTAATCTAGTAAAAAACTCTCTAGCTACGTCCTCAGCCTCTCGCCTCATTGATACCTCATCTGTACTTACTGGAGTGTGCCATAGTGTAACTGGATGATTAGTAGCTATACCTTTTACTAATGGATTACAGCATATCTCTATACTCCACCTATCTAGTGTTTGCCATAAGCGTATAGTAAAAATAGTTATACCAGCTTTATTTTTATATGCTCTCCTAAAATCTTTAACGCCCTCATCAAATACTATTTGTTGCCAGCCATCATTTAAATACATATTGTTAACACCTCCTACTTTAACAATGTCCTACGTGTCTTTGATATCTTGCTGATCACTACCAGCTCTGTATTATTTTCTGTTACCACCATCCAGTTATCAGGTATTAACTTATTTTTACTCATTAGTATCTTTTGTGCTCTGGTGGGTTTCTTAGGTTGTTTCATCCGCTACCTCCTTAAATTTCAATTTAGCAATGTCTTAATACCATTCTTTGTTAATTCTGATTGTAAATATTTGATATTGCTCTTTTGATTGTTATACTTTTTTATGAGTTCAAATAAAGCACTATCTAAACTTTTATCATCATAGATACATAAGCCTGTTATATTTACAATCTGTTGAATACGATAATCTAACACCTCTGCTGTCATAACTATACCTCCTAAATTCCTTTATCCTCTAGTTCCTTTGTCCATATCCACTTATAAGCTATTACCTCCCCATCAATACCAGTAATGGCACTTACACCCTCACTAAAATATTTTCTTATTAGCTTTACTGTTA